CTCAAATCTTTTATTAGATTTACGTCTAAGCTTCTTAGTAAATACTTTTTGACTACCACCAGTAAACCTTCTAAGATAAGACTTCCAGTCAAACTTAGCTGGCTCACTACTATTAAGCTTGTCTAGTAAACCCTTGAGTTCTCCAGGTACATGACCTCTAGACTTTGTTACTTGATCTGCAATCTCCTTAAGCTGATGCTCTACTTGCTTTTGAATAAGCTTTTGTTCAGCCTCACTTAAGTCCTTGAAGTCATCCCATGTGCTATGATCTGGAACAGGTTGACCATCACCATACGTGGGTTGACCTTCCTCCATAGCTTTCATCATCTTCTCAAACTCACTAGTACCATCTCCATTATCTTTCTGCTGTTGTAGTAGGTTATAATACTCTCTACAGCCAGCTTTCTTAGGAAGATTCATAGGTGCAAACATCTCATTGTCAATGGTGCAACCACCGTCAGGGAGATACTGTGCATCTATATACTGATTAATCTCCAAGTCCATAGCAATGTTAGCCAGATTCTTATCTGGGAAATCATTGTGTATAGTAAGATGAAAGAATGCAATATGCAATAACTCATGCTTTAGTAGACCTATGTGATGTTTAGGACTCAAGCCTTCCCAAAACTCCTCATTGATCATCAACTGGAAGTTTATATTATGCTTGCATACGCCTGCCGTAGGAACTCTATTGCTCCATAGTTTATTTAGTCCAATGAGAAAGAGCCCATAGAAGGGCTCCTTTAACATTAGTTCTTTGCTAGCCTTAGCTAGACTATCTTGTTTTGTCATTTGCCTTTAGCTATTAATGTTAGTTGATACTTCTCCATGAAAGTGAAACCAGCAGTTTCTAATTGCTTCCCTAACTCTTCTGCAAATCTGTTAATAAAGAACGCCATAGCTATAGGATCAACATTCACATTCTTGTGAAGAATCTCATACATATGATTCCATGTTAATGCATTACCGTAAGTAATACCAGTAAAGCTCTTTATCTTTTCTATTGTATCTTGTTCAAGATTTATATTCTTATACCCAGCTTCCTTATATAACATAAGTACAAAGGGTAAGTTGGCCTCAATATCTGAGGAGTCAATAAGATTCTTAACCACAACATGGTTCTCTCTATCTACAGATGTAGCCATTGACAACAAGTTTTTGTACGTTGTCTCATCAAGTTTAAATACTTCTCCCATTACTTTAAAAGGTTATTTAGTTTTTCAAGTTCTTTAGTAAACGCATGCTTTGCTGCGGCAAATCCAGCAAGGTATCCTTTCCTTGCATAATTATATTTTCTAAAATCTGCAAGGGTTTGATAAAGATTATAATCATGTACTCGCATAGCATAGTTATCTGCCATAGTCCAATGATTAATATATTCTTTACCATTACGATCTGTACCAGTAATAATGGTATCTGCAACATCAGACTCAGAACTTTTTACAAATAGTATTGTGCCGGGTTTAATATTCTCCCTAGCCTCTTTACTATTATATATTTCTATACCATCCTTAGCCTCATAAGGATCATTTAGATGAAACGGTATAGCATTAATATAAAAAGGTAGACCATCTACCTCACTATAAGTAATTACATCACCTTCTTTAAAGATACCTACATCGGATAAAGTATACTCACCGTAGATACTAAGGTTATCATCATTCTCTTTAGGTAATACAACCTCTTTTACAATAAACATGTTTGTAGTCATTAGTCTTCTATTTTTAAAGTTTTTAACATCCATACTGGAGGGTTATTCATATTAGTAATCCACTCCTTTGCACTTGGTAGATAACCATTGCAATCTTCTTTTACATGTTGCTCACCTACATAGCGAGTCATAACTTTTTTACCTACTGAGTTAACAAAAAAAGGTCCGAAGACCTTTTCACATTCAAAGATACCTTCACTGTGGTGCCTAAATAATCTATGCATACTGTGACCATACCAGGCCTTAGTAGCATCAAACCACTCCTCAATATGGATGTATTCTTCCCAGGTTCCTCCCCACCGCCTTGCTGCGGATTTGGCGTGCTCTATAGGGTGGGACATACTGTTAATTTTTTAATTGTTATCAAATGTACTTTCATAATCCAATTTTTAAAGTCTTCTAGACTCATATTACTTTTTGCTCTGTTACAAACTTTACAGCAGGTTACAACGTTTTCTTTAGTGTAACCTTTAGAAGAGTCTACCCTATCTATACCATTGTATAATATGGGTACACCAGATCTTAATTTACCAGTTTTAGGATTCTTTAATTGATAAACTTGTATAGGTTCAATACCGCAGTAGTTACAGTTTTTTTGTGTAAGCTCTTTAAAATAATCAGAGTCTAACTCAAAACTAAACCCTCTATCGCGAGCATGTTTTTTGTATACATATAGGATAGCTCTATGACCCACATCAGGATCTTTATCTCTTTCAGTTCCTCTACAAGGAGATAATCCACAAGAACTACTGTTACCATTTCTTATATTATTAAGACATATGGTTTTCAATCTACCACATTTACATTTTGCTTTAATATAACGTTTACCTGTGGTACCATTTTTTGATACATCCTCTAAGTATGTCCAGTTTGTTTCTTCACCTTTACGGGTTTTTAGGATACCACCCGCTTTAAAAATAAGTGTTTGTTTAAATGAGCTCATGTACGTATGATTATATGTTAATACATGTACAATGTACAACAAAATAATCATACATACAAGAATGAGCCATAATTACTTACTCATCTTGACCTCCGTAAGTTTCGTTGTAGTATTCCTCATTACTTATTGAATATCCTTTAAACACAGCATCAATACCATCTTGTCTTGCATCAATAATCTGCTCCTTCTCCATTTGCTTGGCTACCTCCTCTCTTTCACATAAACAATCAATTAGGTTAGCATTTTTCTCATCACCTGCTTTTCTCATAACTTCGGATAAAGCTCTAAATTCTTGAAATAATAGTGTTACCGCAGTTTGTTTCTTTTCCATAGTTATTTAGTTTTTAGTTATGTCAGTCCATTCCCATCCTAAGAACATCTTCATCATTGCACGATGAAAGAAGTTAGGTTTTTTTGTAAAAGAGATACACACTCCACCATAACCTCCACCATAACCTCCTATGCAATACTTACCTACATATGGAGGATTTAATAGTGCCTTAACTGATGCTAATTGTTTTGTATTTTCCATAGTTATAAATTTTTAGTTTTTCCGTAAGTTTCGTTGTAGTATTGTTCGGCATTTGTAGACTCACCATATATGCTATGACCTTCAATGTAAGAATCAAGTATCTGCTCCTTCTCCATTTGCTTGGCTTTTTTAATAGCACTAATTAAACCTCTCTCAGATAATCCAAGATTGATTTGCCATTCCAACCATTCAACTGCAGTTTGTTTCTTTTCCATATTTATTTAGTTTTTAGGTTTTCTAACAATTCAGAAAATAAATCTGCAACATCTTGTCTACCTTGAAAAGTAGCGTCTATTAAATCTGCTAATTCTTCCTTACTATACATTTGTTTGGCTTGCCATTCAGCACCTTTTCTAGCACCGTCTTCCCATATCTCTTGGGTTCTACCTTCATCGTAGCCTTCTCTTTCTAAAAATTCTTCAAATGTTTCTTTTTCCATAGCTTTTAATCTTGGTTTAATTGTTTCATAAAACGTAACACCTCTTCATAGGGTGTGAAGATGAAGAATAGCTCTCCACTTTTTAGATAGACAACACACATATCAGGGTTAATAATGTCAGCCTCATCTGCATTTTGCCTAACTGCTACTATCTCATCGTACTTTATACATACATCAGCAAGGCTTTTATCTTGCTGCTCCATAAAGTCATACTCCTTATCATGAAGGAGTTCTGTCTTAGTGATTAGTAATTTACTCATAGTTTTTAGTTTTAATTATTAATGATCATATGGATGCGCCATTACTCTTTCCACTTAATATCTGTGAGGTCAACTGAACCATAAGCATCAGTAAGATTTCTTACATAACCATTGATATTTATAGTAGGAGGTTCCTCTTCAAAGTCAATGTCAATGGTTCCATAACCACCATCATTGTTATACCAGTCATACTGATAATGCTCCTCAAGTATATGATAAGCTAGGTCTTGCATATCCCCCTCATACATATCAGTAAGAACAGCTGTATCTAAATTTTCTCCATAAAAGTCTACATCTTCCACCTGGCCAGAGTCTCCTCCGCCATCATATCTAATTTCTACATGTGTTACACCAGCATCTTTCAATGCTGCAAATAAGGTTGCTGTCTTTAAGCTTGCCATATTACTTTTGTTTATAAAACCTACCTAAGATATTAGCGTTTAACCAGATGTCTTTCTCTAGTACCTCACACATAAATTGGTATTTAACTTCTTGATAAGAGAGCTCTGTCTTAGAGTAGCATATCTTTAGGATAGTCCTTTTGATTTGTACTCCTGCCTTATGAGCTGCCTTAAGTTTTTCATTACTACTATAGTAATTTTGATATACAATTTTTCTTACACGCTTGTAGGACTTCAGGCGTTTGTCAGTGGGCATAGCCTTCTTAGAAAGCTTAGTCTTAACATCTGCAAAGAAGTTCTTCTTGCCAATGTAGGACTTGCGTTCACCATCTAGTATAACATCCATCTGGTATACAAATCCTACAGCACCATCAGGAATCATGTCCTCGGTAAATTCTTTTAATCTATAAACCCACATGCTTTCTAGCTATCTGCATTAGTAAATCATTTATATGACGGTGAGTCTCATCAGCATCATAACCTTTAATAATATCAAGCATTTTAACTATTACCTTATCTGCTTGATCTGGTAAACAAAGCGGACTAATCTGATCAAGTAACTTCTCGTAATCATTATTATAATATGCAGGTATAGTTTCAGGTAACGAATCATGCATAATTCCATATGTTGAATTCTGTAAAATTCTATGTGCTAATTTTAAATTCTCTTCTTCCATAATTTTATTTTTTTAATGCTTCTTTTAATAAGGGGAATAAACTTTCGTGTGCCCTATCTATACCATGATCTCTTACTGAGTCAGATATATCTTTAGACATAGGTAGTATAACGGATTCTATTCCATATAATCTTTTATACTTTTCACCAGATCTTACACCGGCTTCATCAAAATCAAATAAAGTACACAATGATTTATAACGATCTTTATACATTGCAATTGACCCACTAGGAATAATTGTATTCTCACTATCTGGTGCAACATACTCAGCATTATACCCAAACTTGGATAGCGTCATGATATCTTTAAGAGAGCTTGCAATTATGAGATTTGGTTTATCAAATTTTAACTGGTCAGTCCCCTGAATATAACTTCTTACTTTAAGAAACTTATTATCTTTAGATTTAGGTTGATATATTTTATATAGCTCGCCGTCACTTCTAAAATAACCATAGATATATGCATGCTTAATGCTTATGTCTCTACAGTTTTCTTTTTCCATTGCATAAGAATTTAAAGGTCTTACGTCATAATGATTTAGAATATTAGAATCAATCTTAAATTGAGTCCAGTATGCAGCATCAAGATTTGTCCAACCTCTTTCTTCATAGCTTGTAACTTCATATCTACCTTCAGATTTTATATATCTATCATCATCATTGTCAAGCATGAATTTGTTGTATTCATCTAGCATAATTGCTACAGCTTTATCACTGTCACACTTATGCATAAGCTTAATAAATTCTATATGATTACCACCGTTATCGGTAGAAAAATCTTTGAAATAATATCTGTTACCCCTTACGTATATGCAAAAGCTAGGGTTCTTTTCACCTGGGTTAAACGGTGAAGTTATTTTTATATCCTGACCAACAAGTTTAGCATCTAACTTGCAATAATGTTCAAACACCCAATAGCTTGGGATATCATTAGCACTAAGTGCCTGTAGTTTTGTACTAATCATGTCATAAGTTTTAGAATAAAAAGGGGAGCATGACGCTCCCCTCCTTGTATTCAATTAAAATTAAAGTTCAAAATCACCACTTGACTTTGGTGCAGCTGGTGCATCATCGCCAAATGAAGTCACGCTTTCCACTTTACGTTTCTTAACGTGAATTTGCTCATCAAAAGCAATAACTTTAGTGTTATTTTCTTCTACCTCAATAGTCTCAAATGGAACTTGTCCACGATTATATTTAGGTAAATACAGATCATAGTTAGTGTAACCTTCTCTGTTTACATACTCTTTACCTGCAATACAAACTCGAATAATTTTACCTGCAAAAGGCTTATCATTATTCAAAGCTTCAAACAAAGACTCAATAGTCTCGTGTTTGTTATCTTGCTCAGCAAACCATCCTAAGCTATGAGTTTCTTTACAAAATGTTTGTAAGAAGCGCAACAACTCTTTATCGCGGCTAACTTGAACACCACTCTTAGTTGTACCATCAGCATAAGGATACTCAGCTGCACGAATGCGACCTACTTGACCTTTGTGACGTCCCAAAGACTCATTGTCTTTGTTAATCCAGAAGCCATCAAAGCCTTCGCCCATGTCTGGACCTTCTACGTTAAGAATAATATCATAACCACCTTCTTTAAAGCGAGCTGGTTCTAACTTAATATTCAACACTGTGCAATCTGTGTTACCTGGTTGAATTACTTTAGGCACACTGGATCCACCAGTAGTACCTACTACATCTTTTGTACTTATCATTTTTACTTAGGGTTAATCAATATAAATTTTACTCCAATCTACTATTATCTTATTGTCTTCTGTTAATTCAGATACGACAAACTCTTGATTACGCAAATGCTCAGGTCTTGCACCGCATGCAATCTCATCAGAAGTTTTAAAACTTAAGACGTTAGTTTTGCCTTTGCGATATAAGTAACCTATTGCGTCAGAGTTAGAGCAAGAGATTCTCTTTAACTTACCGGTTAAGTCCAAGTCTAAAGAGTTAAACTCGGAACCGTTTTTCTCAAGCATTGTGTCTTTCACGTGTCCTACCAATATGGTTCTAGGAGCCCAGGTTTTGATATAATCAACTACCTTTGTGAAAGCCTCTCTGAGATATGGGTAACCAGCACCATTAGGTAAACTAAGTATAGTACCGTATTGTGCTTTTGCAGAACCAAACCAGTTCTTACCCATAGGGGTTCTAGAATAAAGTTCCTCGGCATAAGGAATACACATTTCTTCTAATGCTGTAATAGTATCTACAGCAACATATTGATAGGGATTATCAGCATCTTTAATAGCTTTACCAATATGCTTGATTTCTTCAACAGAAGTTGCTTTAATCTTAAGGGCGTCAATATAATCAGCACCACTTTCTAAATCTAGAATAAGGCAATTCTCTAAGTTAGCAAACAAGGTTGTTTTACCAGTCTTAGGCTTTGAAAAGATAATCAAGTTACTAGGGCTCTGTGATGTAGCCTTAACTTTTTCTAGGGGCAATTTAATTTCCATGTTATTTTACTAAATCATTCAACCATTTCTTATTACTTACAGGCTTCTTTAATAGTAATGCAGCCAAATCACGAATTGTTAATTGGTCAAAAGGTGCATCGGTATTAGGATCTAAAATCTCATCAAAATCCATAGTTAATGGAGTTGCAGGAGATTTACCTTTAGTAGAAATAGTTTTCTTATCCTCTTTACCAGGAATGTTAACTTTAACTAATTCAGCAGCTGGAATCAAATATCTTACTTGACCATTAGCCATAGGCTCGGTAGTATCATATTCTTCTAACCAGTGTGGATTATAACGCCAAACATATAAAGTACGATTAATATCTTCAGGATCTTTTGCCTGGCTTACAGCTTCGGTGTAAACATCTTGTTCTTTGCGAAGCTCGCCAACAAACATGCTGAAGTGCATCTCGTCTTTACCTTGTGGGCGATAAATTAACTTAGGGATGTAAAGGGCATCCGGTATACCTAGGGCATCAAAGCTTGGCTGATGATACTGTCTAAGATCTTGGAGCTTATCCTTCACATTGTCTGCTTTTTGTGTTGTGCTTATTGACATGTTACTTAGAATTTAATTTTTCTTTCTTGTTGTGGTGGGGTTTCGGTTTCAACAATCCTCATTTTCTCAAACTCGGCCTTAAAGAAACTCATTCTAGCATCGCCATTACGGCACTTGATAAAATGCATTACAAGAACCTTATCATCCTCAATAATAAATTTATCGGGGCCATATAAGCGTATCTTTTGTTTCCCAGGTCTGTTAATACCTACTAGTGTGTCGGCATGTTGCAATAAAGCGTCAGCTCCAAATAGGTCAGACTCTAGTATGTAGTTACCATACTTACCGTCTTCACTACGCTCAGGATTATCGATACTCCTATTAAGCTGACTTAAGATAATAAACGCTATTGGATACTTACGTTTAAGTTCCGTTAGCGCCTCACCTAAATTATATAACGTGTCGTATTTATCTTTCTCAAAAGGTGCCTTTTTGAGCAAGAGTGAGTGGTCCAATGTTATAATTGTCTTTGTAAATGTGGTATTACCATCCTCATCAGATTCAGCATAATACTCCATGTAGTCCTTAATGATTTCTTTGAACTCATTAACTGTACAAGGGTCTTCTACGATATCTATAGGATACTGTACCCTTTCCTTAGCATAATTATAACAAATCTCAAGATCTTCATCGGTAAGTTTCCCTGATGCACTACATAAGTACTTATAGGGTTTACCAAGTACACTGGAGTATTCACGGATAGCTGAGGTGCGAGCTATCATCTCAAACTGAAATTCCAGTACTCTAAAGTTTTCACCTTTATTCAAGATAAAAGCTTCACGTACAATCTGATCTTTAATAAGAGTTTTCCCGCTTGCTGGTCTTCCACCAATAACCGTCATTGAGTTCCACTCTAAACCACTTGTTGTTGCGTCATTGAATTTATCCCAGGGTGTCTTTAAGCTTTTGATTTGGCCTTGTTGACGTCCCTTCATATACTTCAAAGAGTCAAGAAATCCTTCCCGCTGGCTATTCCAGCTTGTATTTTTTTTCTTTGTTGTCATTGTTTAAGGATAAAAAACCCCGTACTTACTCAGCACGAGGTAAATGTAATTTTTGCATTACGAATGTATAAAAATAATTAAGCAAAAGCAAGAGTATCTCTATAAAAAAATACTGCCATAGCGCTATTTCTATGATTAATGCATTGGTTATAAACCAAGTAAGAATTGAAAAAAAGATACTAACAATTAGTGCTAGTAATTTTTCTTTTGTAAAAAAATTTATAATCATACTACGTTATCTCTAAAGTGTGGAGTCTCTGGTTCGTCATCTCCGTTAATAATTATATCACAGTAGTTAGCAAGCTCAGAATCCCAGGACTTGTCCGTGTTCTGCTTGCGTATAAAATACTGCGAGTTCTTCATATACATGTAATTAGTCTTTTCATACGTTTCTACATAATACAATGTAGCTCGTAGTATAGTATCCCAATCATACGTATAATTTTTTAGAAACCATTTGAAAGCATCATCAATATTTTTCTTGTTTACTCTAGCAGGTTTACCACTAGGCAACTTGCCTTTAGGAAATATACTAATAAACTTATCAATATTATCAGATGCATCTTGTGGCAAAGCACCTACAACTTTAGAGTTAAATCTTACAATTTCTAAACCTTTAGAAGTTAGTTTGCCTTCTTCATCAATATAACCTTGTTGAGCAATAGTTCTCATCTCCAAGGGTACTTTAATGTTTTGAGGTGCAGTACCATTATAAATGGACCACAATAAATAATAACAATTAGGCGACATGCCTTTAATTATTAAAAAATCAAATAGCTCTTTCATAGGTTATCAATAGGCTCTAAAGATACAAATGTTTTTGTGTAATTTCTTTCTTGCATCTTAGCCATTAGATTACTCCATATGGGTAATACAGCTTTGTCCTTGATTTCTAATGCATTACGAGTTTTCTTTACACCATGTAACATAGTAGCATGATGAGTAACTTTCTCTCCATGATTCTGATTAAGAACTCTTACCATGTGAGAATAACTTAAACCAAGTTCGGTACCTATTAGATAACAACACTGTCTTATAATAATGACTTGTTGTTTACGAACTTTCATATTACTAGTAAAAGGTTTATCATCAGGATAAAGTTCTTCAGCTAAATCAACTACAACATTGAAGTTATCTATACCAGGGATAATAGCATGCGAGTCACCAATGTATTTGTCATACTTATTTAAATCCTGTTGTATACTAGTAAAAAACTTAGAGATAACTAAATTCAAATCATAATTGAGCTGGGCCAAATCTTGCCTGATATTGCTCCTCAGCTTCATAACGTCTTTCTCTGCCATATTTTACATAATCTATTGGTTCTAAATGATAAAACTTACCAGTGTTTGTACACTTGGCCATATCTTCTGCAATATATTTAGCTCTTTCAAGCTCAATACCATGTTCAGATAATGCATCAAATAGACACTTGTTTTTAATATTTGTTTCTTCTATTTCAAATTGTACCTCACCAAATTTTGGATCAAGCACAATTTTAATTTTAATTCTACCAGGATATGGGTTTTTCTCCTTTTTCATCTAAGTAGTTGTTTATTTTATTCCACATGTCATTGCAATCCCATTTACTGCCGCTATATGCAGCACTCGCAGGATGTGATACCATAATCTTATGATTAGTATCTGGTACCATGTCAGCAAACTCCTGTGCTTTCTTACCTAAGAATACATAAACTAGATCATCTTTATAATGAGTTAGTATATCTAGGAAGTATGCGAAGAACGGCTGCCACATTTCCTGGTGCGTTCCTGGTTTACCAATAGTAGTTGTTAATGCTGAGTTTAACATGAGTACGCCTTGTTCTGCCCAAGGGGACAAATCAGGACTTCCTACATATTCCACATCAACAGTTTCCTTAATAGAGTTATGCATATACTGTAATGATTTCTCAATCTTACCTGTATTGCTACAACTAAAAGCAATACCATCTGCAACACCTAATTGCGGATAAGGATCTTGTCCAATAATGATTACTTTAACATTATCTAACGGACATTTTTCTAAAGCGGTGAATAGACTTTTAACAGGGGGAGTAAAGCGTTTACCTTGCTCAACCTCTTTCACTAATTTTGTTAAGATATCATCCATATCAGATGATAACAAAAAAGTGCGAAGCTTATTCCACCCTTTATCCTTCACCTTGTCATAAAGTTTCTGGTTAATTTCTTGGATATTAATTTCTTGGGTCATAAGTTTGTAAAAATTAATGCAATGGAAGAGCCTAAAAAAATAGTTGATTTAGATGCTATCCCAAGTGATAAAGTGGTAAACATTGAAATGCCAACAGTCATGTATTTAAGGCTAAATAGACTTATACACGGCATATTGGCAAATAAATCTCCACAAGAAGTTACCAATGCTTTAAAAGAAGTAGGAGAAGGTAAACAAGAAACTGATGAACAGTTTAACTTGTATACCTTACTCTACATCCAAATTTTAATTGAAGAAGAATCAGCCAAACAAGGCTATAACTTCAAAGTTAAGTTTGATACTGAAAAGCAAACTTGGGTGGATTAGTATAAACTAAAACCAACTAATTCTCCTATCTCAATACTAGCTTGAATAGCCATACTTAATTCTTCTTTGCTGCAATCAGCAAAAGATCTACAATCTGAATCGCTACATAAACCAGCTCTTAACTTAACTTGAAGTTTCATGTCTTCAAATGAGTCGCCGGTATAGTTAGCAAGTTCTCTAATATGTTTATGCACTTTACTTACTTGAGCATAGCTGGCATCATCAGTTTGTACCTCATAGGTAATAATAACTGTTTCACCTTCTTGCAATCCTTTAACAAATAAGCCTAGTTTAGCAGATCCTAACGGATCTATCTCTAGATTCTTATTTACTACTTTTGCGCGTATACTTACGGGTAGTTGGTTTGCCATTTACTTTAGGTTTATTAGTACTTCCTTTAGGTCTTCCAGGTTTCTTCTTAACAACAGTTGCTTCTTTCTTAACTGGAGGAATAGGTTTTAAATGTTTCTCAAACTTTAACTTGTGTATTTCAACAATACATTCGGTATAAGTATCTACTAAGTCATTATATCTATTCTCTAGAAAATCTAATTCATCTCTAAAATTCTTAATTTGCTTATTTCTAATAAGCAATCCTGCACAGATACCGCCTACTAGACCAGAACCTGTTAATACACAAACATCAATTAGTGTTACCATTTCTTTTTTCTTTTAAATAATTTTCAATTAATTCAACACACTCTTGCATTTCCAGATAATCCATATCCGTTATGAGCTCTGCAAACTTACTCAATCTTTTAGACATTTCTACCATGTCTATTTGGTCAGGTATATCCCAAAATGCTTTCAGTAATGGACCGTGTTCTTTAACCACGATATCATTAAAGTTATTCAAGACATTCTTAGTCTTATGCCTATTAAACCACTTTATATTAGCGGTTTCATCTGCTGCAAATACAGCCATCTGTAACCACACTACAAGATTAGCAATCTTTAGCCTTTCCTCGTTTTCTTTTGTTAACTGCATAAATGTAATTTAGCTAATCCTTCTTCTACTGTAATGTACTCTATCTTGAGTCCTTGCCAATCATATAGGAATGATCCCATATCTGTACCGCTCATCTCCTCACCATGCCATTCTGCTTGTGCAGTAATGTAGGGTCCACCACTAGGGTCAATCATAGAGAACTTATAGTTAGGCATGCCAACTTCACCTGGCCAACCACCTACACGGTAGTGCTCAGTAAAGCCAGTCATCTCTATTACATTATCCTTTTTTTCAAAGGTGATAATATCACCATACCTGTTTCTATACTGTGTCTTCATGCTAAAAAATATAACGTATTGTATTCCACGGTAAAATTATACCATGCAATGCTTTAAACTGGTAAATATACTCTGACTTAAGTTTATGTTGGTAGCGAATATTTAATTCACCATTACCTGATATCTTATTTTCTTGAATCTCAGGTCTCCACAACATGTCCTCGCCAGATATATCATTAGCAAGATTGTAGTTATGCTTCTTCTCATTATGAGTAAGGAATATAACCTCACACTTTACTTTATCCTTATTTGTAACATGCTCATCTACAAGCATAAACAAATCTCGGTAATCATCTAGCCAAGTATCTGTTATTACAACAGGACTAAAGTTAATGTGAACTTCATAACCCATATCTATAAACCTATCTATAGCCTCAATCCTTTCTATAATAGAACTGGTCTCGGGCTCTAGCACATCCGAATACTTCTGTGGCATAAGACTAAATCTAATTCTAATACCATGAAAAACATTAGGTAAATCATAGTTTACATACTTAGTAGCAAAAGAGAATTTAAGATATGTTCTACCATATACAGTTTTAAAAATATGGTCTATGTCATAGTACTTAGCATGTAAAGCAAGATCTTCATTGCTACCTATATCATACGTTATATCATGATCATCAGTTTGGTTAGGCTTATTCTTATTATACCAAGGCGAGTAAACTATATCGGAGTAATGCTCAGTTATAGCATGTAATACATCATTTACATTATCTGCCACTTGTAATCCAGTAGGACGGTGGCGTTTCATATAACAGTAACTACAGTTATAAAGACAACCGTGACCAAAGCTTGGAGCAATAAAATCCGTGCTTCTACCTGACTCGGTAATCTTTAACTGCTTTCTAGTTACTTTCTTGATTAAACTACTCATTCTTTAATGGTTTTCAGCTTCCTATAAACAAGGTCAACACAGTCATCTATACCCTTATAAGGATTAAGATAAGGTACTGTCTTATTACTACGCAGGTGTTCCATCTCCTTGATTAGTTCTTCTAATACTTCTTTAGTACTCATACTTTTTGTTTAAAGGGTGGTAGATCTTTATTAGTCTCACAGCAGTCCTTGCATACATATACAATGATACCAGTCTTATACTTAAAGGTTATGTTCCTCATGTAGTTCTCAGGCTGTACCTTCTTAAGACAACATACACATTGGTGCTTAACCCTGGTGTAAACTATCTTATCTTTAAGGATGGGTAAGTTCTGTATCATCAGGATCAGTTGTTGTACCTACAGTTGTCGGGTCTACATATACAGTATCCTCCGGTATCTTAACAGCTTTAAACATTTGGTAGTCCTCTCTCTCAAGAGGCTTATCCTTTACAGATAGGTATACACCTATTGTAGCAGCACAATCTAGTAGTAAGATAAATGCTAATACCCACATTAGATACTTACCCATAACTAAACCATCTGCATACCTACTTACTTGTTTCTTAACATCTTCAGGTGTCTCAGCCATTAGTCTCTCTACAGTTTTAGTTTTCATCTTGACCTCCGTAAGTTTCGTTATAGTAGTCCTCAAATGACTTTTGCTCCACCTTAAATTCATCACCCATATCTTCTACTCTACTACTAAACCAAGTTTCTTCGTGTTGCTCCTTCTCCATTTGCCTGGCTTGGTTTTCAATTTCTATTTTTCTTTTGTCGAACTCTAATATGCTTATTCCTTCAACATCATACTCATATTCAAGTTTATCGAGTTGTTCAATGAACCATTCAACCGCAGTTTGTTTCTTTTCCATAGTTATTTAGTTTTTAAAGTTTTTCTATTTCTTGTTTTACTTCTTTCCAATACTTTTTTAACACTCCTGTTGTTGTGCCTTCTAAAAGTCCTGTGTTAATTATCTCATCTACTGCTATCAAGGCACATTGCTTAATTTGGCTATCGTACATTGAAATAGGAACTCTCATATCCTTTTTTTTACCAACTAACGTGCGATAATGAATTACATTCATCTTATCTAACAATTCTTCTGCTTTCTCTTTAGGTGTCATAATTATTTAGTTTTAGAGTTTAATATTTGTTCTTTGTGTTCTCCCTAATAAGTCTTAATTCAATAATCATTATGACTTGTAATAAGGTTGGCACCCAAAAATAAATGTGTTCCATAGTTATTTAGTTTTAAAGTTCATATAATTAATTTGCGCTTTACAATCTTCAAGACTTCCTTGAAATAGCATAAGACCATCAGGAGTTACTATTTCTAAAGAGTAAATGTTATTTGCAACAGCTACGCAAGAATAGCTTATATAGTCCTTCTCTTGTGGTGTCATAGTTATTTAGTTTTAAAGTTTGTTTAATATTTTAGCTGACCTATCAACACAGGCTCTAGCTATTTTCTGCAACACGGTTACCGTGAGCATTGATAATCTTTTACTAAGATTGTTCATGTTTAAAGTTTTTAGTTTTTACAACATTTACATTTACCTCTACCTGCATGACCTTTCATTTTGTCTTTAGGCATCCATACCCCAATGTAGATTAAAAAGAATATGGGTATGCACATTAGCATACATAATAAAGCATAACCTATTGTTTCCATAGTTGTTTAATTATTAATACCATTCTAAGATTTCAACTACCTCTGCATACGGTTTATACAGGATGAAGAATTCACCGCTTGTTAAATATACAGCACACATTTTGGGGTTGATCTCATCATCCTCTTCATCTGCCCATTCTCTTAGGGCTATGATATTATCTGTGAGTATCTTTACCTCCGCCTTCATGGTACAGGTCTCTCCACCAATAAGGTTAGCTAACTTGCTATTAATTAAGTCAATGTTAGCAGTTATAAACTTACTCATTCTCTTGCTCTAGTTCAGGACGGTTGACCTTAAGGCCCCACATCAGGTTATACATAGAAGCAGATCTCTGAGCATACTTAATAGTAAGCCTTCTATGCTTACGTAAGTAAGTTACCATCCACTCCGTCCACTTTTCTTCTTGCTCAGGAGTCATGGTCCATTGCTCATACCATTTGTCCTTACGGTCTTTAATGTCCTCATAGGATACATTATGACCAGCTATTATAAACATGGTGTTGATTATATCTTTTACCATGTCATCATCAGTTAGTCTTTTACTTTTCATAAATTAATTAGTATTACTTTATTATCTATGGTGATCATAGCTACTGGTATAAGGTCCTCGTCATTTGAATGACGTGCTACAATGTAATCTTTATGCATACGGGTAGGGTCACTTGTATAAACAACTATACATTCATGACCATCAGCCTCCATTATATCAGTAACCCTTAATACAACAGTCTCTGGCTCAAAGTAATTATCTATGTAATAGTCTCCCGGTTTCATGGGTCTTCTATTTCACAGGTTAAATCTAAATCACCAAATACCTTAGCAATAGGCTCGAGTTTATCACGAGATCCATACTTTACCACAGCTTTTCCCTCGTTATGAATTCTCATAGCAAACTCCGCAGCCCTTGCCGAAGATATCTCACAGTAAATCATAAGAGCCATAATAACTTTATCAAAGCTATTGTGGTCATCGTTGAACAAGATGAGCTTGCTGTCCTCCATAAAGGACAGGTCAAGCTTTACATCTTCAAGTTCAACAGTCTTAGTCTCGCCAATTGACCCAGTCATCTTCATCATCTGCTTGTTCTTCTTTAAAACAATCACGGCATATATCTGCTTCTTCAAGCATTGCCTCAAAATGTTCATCAACATCGGACTCATCAGGTGCTGACTCATAAGCCATACCTCTAATAATATCCCTGTCGCAATTCCTACATAAATCACTTACTTGATTCCAAGGTGCATTAACATCTTGTTCTGCACCAGCGGGTAAATTACTGTTCATTTGGTTTAATCCATTTAATTTTTGTTTCATCATATTGCTCTAATGCATTCTGAACCCATGTAGTATCAACAGTATCATCATAACATAGTATGTGAATAACTGCTTTTTCATCAGGATTAAGACGGAGTAACCTACCCAATCTTTGTGCTGACTTACGTTCATTACCATAAGCATGCATGATAATACCTTGTTTAAGGTTTGGAATATTTACACCCTCATTAAGCTGTAATACACAACTTAACTTGGTTATATCACCATCCTTAAACAGTTTAAGATTTTCTTCAGATGCTTTATTAGCACTATGATAACTATGTGTACACATTTTATCTGCTTGCTCTTGCGTATTAGCAAACAAAATCACTTTATCATTTATCTTATTGAACAGTTTTAGAGCATAGCGTTCTTTGCTGGGATAACCCATCATAGATTTCATACGCATTACTCTAAGTATTTGTTCTTCTTTAAAACCATTAGCATTCATTAGCTTCTCACTCCAGTAGTTATAGTTCTTTAACTCTGAAGATGGAAAATAACCTTTTTTAGTTTTTTGTTTATAAGTTAAACTTTTATCTAAATCTAATAAATGTATAATAATTTCATAGTCATTTAGAATACCATCTTCTACTGCTTCATCAGTGATGTAACGGTATTTAATAGGACAATACTTGGCCACCATTTGTCCTTTCTCGGACTTTGCGATACGCGGTGGTGTACCAGTAAGACCTACAATTGTACCTTTATACTGCGAAAGCCAATGATCATGAGATTCTAACAGGTTATGGCACTCATCCAAGTACACAACGTCATAGTCTAAATCTTGTTTTCCTAAAGATAAATAAGTAGTAAACGTAATATGCTCTTTCAAATAAGACATATTAAACTTATCAGCCTCTTCAACCCAGGACTTAAATATAGACTTCTTAGGTGCTACAACCAATACTTTGAGTTCTTCATAGTAATTAGTTGCAACGTGCTGTAAGCCAATAAGAGTTTTACCAACTCCCATAGATACAGCAATGCCAGATCGCTTATTAGCAATAAGCGTATCTAGCGCTTGCTTTTGTATCTCTTCTCTACTCATATTACCATTGACCTTGGTTGGTAACACAGAAGTTACTGCCTACATAGGCATCCATCCACACATCCTGATCAAAGCAAAATGTTTTCTTGTTACCTGTACAATCATTACGGATCTCTAACCAGTAGCAACTACCATTGATACCATCATTAGCAATCGTACCGCAGTTACACTGCTTATCTTCTTCTTTACCACAGCTAACTAATCCAATAGCTAGCATAAAAATCATAATTAACTTCTTCATGCTGTTAGTTTTTTAATGTAAAAATGTTGTGGATACTCCGGCCCTACATACAATAGCAATAGTTCACAGATATAATGTAGACCTAGTGTACTATGTGCATACATAGCACCAGGTAATCCTTTGCTAACTTTATCAAGAGTAAATCTCTCACTGTCTTCTATAGGCAGAGCAGATATCTCAAAGGTTAGTACCTTATCTTCTGTATCACCATATAGCTTACGTATAAGGTTAGTAAGATCAATGTGTAGTGTAAGATCATTGCTGTCTCCACGCCATGTGCGATCTAATAGTCTCAGGTTTTCAAGCCCTTCTATTACTTCAAATTTTATAATCATGATTCTCTTGATTTACTAAAGTCTAATAACTTTGCTTCTTTTGGGTGCGTTTCTATATAGTTATGGCACGTCCTGCATACGGCTAGGAACTGAGTATCATCTAATAATAGAGCACCAATCCTACCTTTTTGGTGGTGTACGTCACAGGCATTAATAGCACAGTCAGGTAGATGTGCCTCACAAAAAGGCTTTCTTTTTAAGAACTGATCTCTTAATACCATGTAGGCTGCATTAAGTTTAACAATCTTGGAAGATTGAAGGCGCATAGGTTTCTTAGCTGTTGGTTTTTTAGTACTAGATAAACCCTTAAATTGTTTACCCCAGCATTGCTTACAAAACTTTTGCGTACCTTCT